GCACGGATACAGGCTGACACGACTGCTGCCACAGATAAATCTATTGCAATTAAACTTCCTCGTATGAGTTTTGAAATTACCTCGATAGATTTTGATTCGGGTTCAAAACTGAATAGGTTGAACAAAAGGGTTTTATCAATTACAGGAGAATCTACAAAGTCTAACGTTGTTTATCAAAGTGTTCCATACAACGTGTCTATGCAATTGAGTATATACGCCAAAAATCAAGACGATGCTCTTCAAATTTTTGAACAGATACTACCAACCTTTACACCTGAGTACACTGTTACTATAAAGGATATGGAAGGACCTGGGACGCTTACTGATGTACCTATTGTTTTAACTGGCACATCGATACAAGACGATTACGAAGGCGATTTTCAAACTAGGAGAACACTGATATACTCACTTGATTTTACTATGAAAGTTAAGTTCACTGGAGGTGTATCAGAAGGTAAGATTATTCGTCAAATAGACACCCACTTTTATAGTGATACCGAAAACCGTGCAGCACTCAAGGCTGCTAATCCTACAGGCGAAGAGAACGTACGAGTAAAAGTTGCAAATAGTGATGAGCCACCTATAGATTCTACTGATACGATTACTACTACGTTCGGATTTTAATTATGAGTGAAAAAAATAATATATTAAATGCTCTCGAAAAAAACCTTGATATTATAGAAAAACCTAAGACTGAAGTCGATAAGGGCCAGATTGTAAATGATACTGAGACGGATATAAAATATTCGCGAGATAAAATGAAAGAACTGATTGATCAGTCCTCTGAGGCGATTAATCAAATGATGGCACTAGCATCTGAGTCAGAGCATCCCCGCGCTTTTGAGGTTTTGTCGAATATGATTAAAGACGCAAGTCAGATGTCACAAGATTTAGTTAAATTACAAAAAGTTAGAAAAGATATAACACAGGAAAAACAGAGGGCTAATGCTGCAGAGACAACGAATAATTCTATTTTCGTAGGATCAACTGCAGAGCTTCAAAAATTTTTACATAATAAGAATTTAAAAAACGTAACAGAATAATACATTATGGCAGGTGACGGATACATGGGCAATGCCCTTGTGAAAGGAGAAGGTGTAAACCAGAATTTCACGAAGGAAGAGATAGACGAATACATGAAATGTATGAGTAGTCCTATGTATTTCGCAGAAAAATACATTAAGGTGATTGCGCCGAGTAAAGGACTAGTAGAATTTAAACCCTATCCTTACCAAAAGGAACTGTTTAAAACCTTTAATGAGAATAGGTTCAATATCGTTTTAGCGTGCCGGCAATCGGGCAAATCTATCACTACAGTCATTTATATTTTGTGGTATGCGATTTTTAATCCTGAAAAAACTATAGCAATTCTTGCGAATAAAGGTGCAACTGCAAGAGAAATGCTAGGAAGGATTACCTTAGCTTTAGAAAATCTTCCTTTCTTTTTGCAACCTGGTTGTAAAGAGTTGAACAAAGGTAATATTACATTTGCAAACAATGCGAAAATCGTAGCAGCAGCAACGTCTGGAAGCTCAATTCGTGGTCTTTCGATTGACTTACTTTTCCTTGATGAGTTTGCATTCGTTGAAAGAGATGCACAGTTTTACACATCTACATATCCTGTAATTTCAGCTGGTGACGAAACAAAGGTTATTATTACATCTACTGCGAACGGCGTAGGAAATATGTTTTATAGAATCTGGGAAGGATCTCAGAAGAATATAAACGAATTTAAATCATCTCGTGTTGATTGGTATGATGTTCCTGGGAGAGACGAAGCTTGGAAAAAACAAACAGTAGCTAATACATCAGAGCTGCAGTTTGAACAAGAGTATGGGAATAACTTTTTAGGAACAGCGAATACACTAATATCATCTAACTGTCTGCTATCTTTAAACCCGGAAAGACCTGTTGCTATTAAAGATAGTATGATATATTACGAAAAACCAATGGAAGATCACACCTATGTTATGACTGTAGATGTATCAAAGGGACGTGGACAAGACTATTCAACCTTTAGCATAATTGATATTACTGATGGCAGATTCGAACAGGTAGTTACATACCGAGATAATTTAATATCGCCTATGATATTTTCGGATGTTATTGTAAAAGCTGCACGGCAGTATAACGAAGCATTAGTCGTTATAGAAAACAACGATGTAGGTCAAGTCGTGTGTAATGATGTATATTACGAATATGAATATGAAAATACATTTGTAGAATCGTCGGTTAAAAAAGGTGGAGTTGGTGTTACAATGACTAAGCGTGTAAAACGTATTGGTTGTTCTAACTTAAAAGATCTGATTGAATTAGGCAAACTCAAAATTGCAGACGCCGAAACAATTTCTGAACTCTCTACTTTTGAAATAAGAGGTTCATCATACGAAGCTACACAAGGAAATCATGATGACTTAGTTATGAACTTAGTGCTGTTTGCTTGGTTTGTATCATCAGATGCTTTTGGTAATATATCGACTATTGATTTAAAGGAAATGCTGTTTTCTGAAAAAATGCGGCAGATTGAAGATGATGTTCCGCCATTTGGTATTATAAACGATGGTAAGAATTACGGCACAGTCTATGATAAAATGAAGAATGACGTAGACGACTGGAACAAACTCTAAAACTGCAAAGTTATAAATAGAAATATTGAAAACACTCTTATTATGATTCACTTATTAATTAAAACTACATTGAAAGGAAAACAAACATGGGATTCTTAGTATCACCCGGTGTCGAGGTAAATGAAATCGACTTAACAAACGTGATTCCTGCAGTCTCTACCTCTATTGGTGGATACGCAGGTCACTTTAACTGGGGACCTTCCGGAGAATTGATTAACATCAGCTCTGAGAAAGATCTCCAAGCAAACTTTGGTACACCTGACGCCGCACACTCTGTGTCGTTCTTGGTTGCTGCAAGTTTTTTAAAATACGGAAACTTTTTAAAGGTTTCTCGCGCAGTCAATGCACTTGATAGGAATGCGGTTGCAGGTAATGCTTCTGCAATTGTACCTGCCAGTCCAATTGGCAATCTTGAAGCATTCGAAAACTTATCAACGAGTGATTCACCAACATCTGCATTAAACAAGGATGAGTATTTTGTCGCTCGTTGCCCAGGCTCTTTCGGAAATAGTCTTAAGGTTATCGTTGGACACACTGGCTCAACAGATCCTAATATCGAAAATAACTTTGATTATCTTCCTAATACACAAGGTGTAGGTAATGACTCTCCTCAACTTTTAGGAACTGATGGCGGTAATGCACTTGGCTATTCTAACGATGAAATTCACGTTCTGGTCATTGACCAAGGCGGACTATTCACCGGTGTTAAAGGAACAATTCTTGAAAAATTCCAAGGGTTATCTCTTATTCCTGGTGCGAAGACCGATACTGGTGCAACTAATTACTTCGTAGATGTAATTAACGCTGGTTCACAATATGTCTTTGCAAACTCACTCACTGATTTATTCACCATTGGTGATGCAAACGCTTCTCCATTCGTAGGAGCAGTTGCAGCAAAAACTGTATCTGATGGTAATAGTCCAGAAGTCTTCACTTCGAAACTTGGAACAACGAAAACACTAACAGCTTCTTTTACTGGCGGTGTAAGCACTACTACCGCTACTGCAACAGAAGTTGTAACTGCTCTTGGATTATTCAGCGATGCTGAATCTGTAGATGTTAACTTGCTTTTCGCAAGTCCATTGTCAACTGCAGCTCTTCAGAAATCAACTGAAGCCGAAGTACTAGCAATTGTTGCAGCTCGTAAAGATTGTCTTGGTTGTGGTTCAGCTCCGATTGATCTACATAAACAAGCAACAGACGCCACTAAATTGACGGCCATCACGAGTAACGTTCCAACTACAAAATCAAATTACTTTACGACAACAGGTTCTACCGTGTATGTCTATAATAAGTATCTTGATCGTTATGATTGGATTACAACTAATGGTTATATTGCTGGTCTTTGTGCTAATACAGATGATATAGCAGAACCATGGTTCTCGCCTGCTGGTTTCAATCGTGGTCAAATTCTTGGTGCAGCTAAATTAAGCTTCAATCCTAAGAATACCGATCGTGATGCTTTATATAAACAAGCGATTAATCCTATCACTAATTTCCCAGGACAAGGAATTGTACTGTTTGGTGATAAGACCTTCACAATGAAACCTTCTGCATTCGATCGTATCAACGTACGTCGCTTGTTCATGGTTCTTGAAAAGGCAATTGCTACCGCAGCTAAATTCCAACTGTTCGAACTGAACGACGAATTTACTCGCGCGATGTTCCGTAACATGACTGAACCATTCCTACGGGATGTAAAGGGTCGTCGTGGTGTTACTGACTTCTTAGTTGTGTGTGATGAAACAAATAACACAGGTCAAGT